ACGGCATCACACGATGTGACAAGCGCCGTAGCAGGGACCAAGCACGTTCATTACGTCGAAGCTTCGAATGATCGAAAGGCTTCTGAGACATAACACGAGACGGTAGTAGGTAAAAAGTGGCGGTGTCCATAAAGGCACAGTCGCTAGACGATAAACCACTACTAGGAACGATGGAAGACCACAAAGAACGACACAGAATCGGCTGTGAACCAGGTAGACGACAGGGTACAAGACCCCGATGCGGAAGAGTTGAGAGTAAAGAAAGACAGTGTAGATCGGACGGAGTCGGACCTGCCACTTGTACAATATCATCAACATCTTCAGCAATCTGAAAAACAGACGCCAAACCCAGCCCACCCTTCGACTCCGGAACGAACCGGGGTACAAAAACACTATCTAACCTTTCCTTGTTCTCCTTCATGAAGAGAGAATGAACCGCGACCTCACGGCCGGCAGGACAAGTCGAAATCAGTTGGCGGTGAATAGCACCAATAGAAGACGAGAACTCTGAATCTACACCATCCTCCTCAACGATGTCAGCCTTACCACCAGAGCGCTTTAAACCATAAACAAGACCCATATTAACATACGGAATCAAGCGAAGAGAACAAGTCTCTTCAATGAATTCAAAGGAAGTGGAATTAATATTAGCATAAACATCATGGGAGTAAGTTTTACCGACTGAGGGTTTCAAACCAGCAGAGGCGGCAATTGACTTCCAAATCTCAGAAAAGATCGGGGAGGCAGTAACGAGACCGTCGTCGCCGTTGACAGTGGCGGGGAAGGAATCGAGACCAACGCGGACAGACTCGGAGGCCTCATAAGAGGCACGAACCACAGCAGCATTAGCGATACAGAGGACAATGAAGGAAACAATGGAGCCCATGAGCTGGCCCCATACCTGCGGAAGTCCCTCAATAAAATGACCGGTTAAGGCTAAATGAAAGAGGATACGGATAGAATCACGCAGATAAGGTGAAAGGTGAGGGAGAATGCAATCACAGATACGATCAACAATACGCCGAGAGACGGCAGGGTCAAAGAGATCGGTAGCACTTTCGTAATCTAGGGAATGAAACAATAAGTTGAGCATAGGATTCCGGGACTGTTCCTCAGTCAAAGGACGAGGGAACAACAGCTGAGTAAGAGACTCGGCCGAGACGGGTTTTCCAATATACTCAAACATCTTGAAACGTCTAAGACGATTGTGCAAGAACTTCTGGATTGGTTTTAGTACAAAATAGGTGAGAGCAGGACCCTTTGAAATAACACGAACCTTTAAAGATTCAGCAAGGGCCACCAACTTCACATCAGGCTTTTCTTCCAAAGCTAACTCCAGGGCATTGAGGTAAATTTTCTTATACTTCTCTTGAACAAGTTTCCTAAATTCAGGAGAGACCTCCATAAAGTCCTGGTCGCCATCGACAATCTCATCTCCTCCTCCTCTAACAACAACACTACCACTATACAGATTACGCATATCTAAATCATTAAGATCCTTGAAAAGACGCTGGTACTGCTCCACAGTCATATCCTCCCACGAAAACTCATCGAAAGGAAGAATCTTCGTTAAAGGTGACGTTAAGAGACCAGAGTCAACAAGGGTACCAAGGGTACCGAAATCAGAACGGGAGTCAGTGACATTGGCCCGAATGGACGGAGCCATGGGACGAAAAAGATCAGACTCAGATAGGTAAGCACCAGAAAGAATTTCATCAGTGGTGCGATCCAACTCTCTAAAAAGACTTTCACGAGAGAGGAACTCTGAAGGGGGACAGGGGTGGGTGGTTGTGAGGACAATCTTAGTCTTCTCCGATGCCGCAAGAAGAGCGGATTCACCAGGGCGGGGCATTCCTTTCTTAAGGAACAAAATACCAACGGCGAATTCTGGGGCTAGATCAGATCTCATGATTTTACGCATGAATCGACCAAGAGAGCCACAGGCAAGGAAAGAAGGGGAATCATCAAGAGAAAAGGGACGAGCAGGGAGCTCGGTCTCAAGATAATCAGAAAAGAAAGCGGATGTTTTATACTTAAGGAATTTTATCCAACCACATTCGGCTGAGCATGATTGCCAGCGTTCAAGTGTGGGGCGGGTGTCGAACCGAGTTCGATCAAACCCGTACAAAGTACAGAAATCCAATAGGACGGACATGGACTGAACGAGCTTCTCCAAATCCTCGGTTGAACAAACCGGGGGGAGTTGCCCCTCTACCATAGGGGACGCTTGCTCCTCGGCACCCATTTCATCTTCTACCTTTACCTCAGTTTGGCTGATTGCTGTGAACGTATTCGACAGCACAATTGCTCTACTAGGACGGGTAGGAAGGAGATTTGGGCGCTTGGGACCACTGCGCGGTGACGTCATGCTGGTGCTCACACTTTTGAACGAAGTGTGTGGTGGACGCATG